AAAGGCAATAGGCGAGAGAAGTAGGGTCACTGAAAGCGTGTTAAATCCTGCGCTAAAAGTCCAACCCTCAACAAAACCCTGGAATCTGCCTCCAGTCATGTTTGCAGGCAAGTCGATGATGTCTAGCGCTTCGCCCATAAAAACATTGAGAAGCCGATCACGATCAGTATTGTCAATTTCAGGATTAGTCAATTCAAAGGTAATAGACTTGAAAAAACTTTGAGGGTAGGCTCGGAGTTCAAGATAGAAATCTGCCTGCGCTTGAGCATCAACGCCATTCTCAATCGATGTCTGAATGTTTTGAGCCTGCTTGCCATAAAGCGCCTGAGAGGCAAGATCATCAGCAATCTTTTGTTGCCCGTTTTTATAGGTAATTACTACCTCATTGCGGATGTCACCGATTCGGCGAGATGTTGCAATTCCTCGGGCTAGGGCATGGCTGCCAGTAACTTCGAGGTATCCGTTGGCTGCAAGGTATTGGCTGCGATGAGTTGAGTCTGCATAACCGATTCGCCCTTGAGCATCCTCATAAATGTAGCCCAGTCCTGAGGTTGCAAGAGCGGCAACAAGTGAATAAACATCAGTTGTTTCTGCTGAACGATCTGTCAGTTCATAATCCCCAGGTTGATCTATTTCGCCCAGTCCTGAGTTTTGAGCATCAGCCCAGGTTTCAGTTGCGTTATAGGTTGACCATTGGGTTGCAGCAGGCACTTCATTCCAGGTGTTGTAAAGCAAATCTGAGAGGATTGAGTAAATCTGATTTCCATCAAAATCCTTTGTCAGGACTCCTTCGGTCAAAATCTTAGGCAAACGAGAAAGCGCACCAAGAGCAATAATCTTAAAACTCTGAACAACGGCAATCGCGCCTGCTGATCGAACGCTCTGATCAATGTCAGTGATAAAGCCGCCAAAAATAGGTATAAAGGTATTGGACGAGTCTTTGACCTGGATTGCTATCTGATCATTGAGTTCAATGTTTAGTTCGGATTGGTCTGTGTTGACCAGTTCAACCGAGCAATAACCTGCAACGGCTTGAGAATAGATGTCTGTTCGACCTGATGTGATTGTCAGGTTTGAAAGTGTGACTGTTGTAAAAGTCCCACCATTCATCGACACTTGCCAAACGGGACTCCATGCGGTCACTTAGTAAATCCTTCGGCTCCCAATGTTCCTCGAGCACTTGAGTCATTCATAAGATCAACCAACTGGCGCTTGACACCTTCAGGATCGCCAACAATTCCATTGAACTCAACATAGTAGTTTGTAGTAAATGGAGGCGCTGCGGCAGGGGTTTGATTTGCAACGAGCCTATCTGCCTGAGCGCTTAGAACATCAAATTCTTTAACGAGTTTGTTAAATTCGGTCTGAGCACTCTTTTTGCCAATTCCACCTGTCTCAACCAAAAAGGTTAAATCGGTAAATTTGTCAGAGATGTCTAATAAACGATCGCCAAGTTTAAGCAGGCTAGTTGCGCCAAGAGGTGCAGTTCCGCCTGATCCGCCACTGCCACCTGCGCCACCTCCAGCGCTACCACCGCCAAAAGTTCCAGCGCCACTACCACTACCTGAACCGCCTGCCATGCCACTGCTACTGCTGCCAGTAAATGCTCCGCCGCCTGAGAGTCTTTCATTACTACCCGTACCGCCGCCACTGCCACCAATCAAACCAATGTTAGGGGTTGGGAGTCGATTGTAGGCAGAAATAACTGCATTGACCATGTTCTTGACTGCCTCGACAAATGAAGCGATTTTGTCTATTGCTCCACCGATGACATCAATGATCCTGCCAAATACATTTCCAACGATTTCCAAAGCGTACTTCAGAGTTGTTCCTATTACTGGAGCAACAACATCCTTGATAAATGTTGCAAGTTTTTGGAATGAGTCTGAGTTTCTACGCAATGAATCTGTGATGCTATCCCAGCCTTTTCTTAAGCCTTCAAGAACTGGAGTAAAGAAGTTTTTGATTAAATCCTTGATGTTGCTGATGTAGCCTGTAAGCCCACCCTCACCAATAGCCTCACTGACCTTGACGATTGCAGGCAAAACATTTCTATTGAAAGCGCCAACCAATTCCAGGACAACAGGCAGTAAAGCAGTTCCGATTGTTGACTTAACATTTTCAAACTGAGCGGCAAGGATTCTTTGTTGATTTGCTAGGCCATCTGATGTTCTTGCAAAATCTCCCTGAGCATCAGTGCTCTGTTTCATGATAACTGCCTGAGCAGCCAAAACCTTTTGTTGAGCAGTAAGAGCACCGCTACCGTTGTAGATGCCCATCGTCATTGCCTCTTGTTTTAAGGCGGCATCATTGAGCAGGATTCCGTATTTGCGGATTGGCTCTGACTCACCTCGGAGGGCTGCTCCAATGGCAGTAATAGCCTCCTCGGGAGATGTGTTGTAGAAAGATGCTAAATCTGCTGAGAGTGTTGTTAATTCAGTTGAGAAACCAACAAGATCATCACCTGCAAGTCCTGCGGATTTTCCAAAGGTTGCAAAGGTAGATGCGGCATCGAGTGCCTGTTGTTTGCTCTGACCTAACTTAGTGGCGGCAGTAGCAGCAAACTTGTTAATTGCATCTGCTGACTCACCAAAGATGACTCCAACTTTTGATTGTGTTTCTGCGAGGTTAGATGCTGCCTTGACTGCATCAATACCAATCTTGACCGCCATTGCGCCTGCGGCTGCTGCGGCTGCTGCAAGAGCGACACCAATCTTTTTACCGACATTGGCCATCTTGCCACCAAAGCCTTCAACATCACCTGTTGCCTGCTTTAGTTTTTTATTTAGATCATCGACATCTGCAAGGATGGATAACTTGAGGGTTCTACTATCTCCAGCCATTATGTCCATTCCTTAAGTATTTTTTCAAAAGCGGTTTCCCACTTGCGAATAATCTGAGGCTGAATCCTTCTCATTGTTGGCCAAATAAAGCGACCAACATTTCCGCGTTGTCCATAACGAGGAGTTCTTTCGCCAAAACGAGAAAACCTTTTTGATCCAAACTCGACACCTGCAAGGATGCCTCGACCACCTGCTTGACCGTTAACATTCAACTGAGTTGTTGCTCCACCTGAGAATTTCTGTGAAGCAAACCCAATTCCAAACTCACCGATCTTAGATGTCTTTGAAACCTTGATGCCATCGGCAATTCTTTTTTGTTGAACACCGTTGGCTGAAACGCGAATCTGTTGCGTTGCATAATCTGCAAGAGCACCTGACTCGCGCTTCGCCGCCGCTTGTCCTTCATCACTCATGGCCTTGAAAGCCTTCATGATTGATCGCAATTCGGCTTTGTCATAAGTAAAATAGCGTTCTTGATCTATTTCACCTGCCACCGTTTTGCTCCTTAAGTATTTCTAACGCGGTAAGAATTTCCTCTGCGGTTTGCCATTCGCTCATTGGAATCCCTGTTGCCAGTGCTAACTGGATTAGGACTCTGTTGATGCTTCCTGGCTCGAAACTTTTGGGTCTGAATCCAAAACCGTTACTTCCGCAACGCCTTCCATCCATACCTCAAAAGCCTTAACTGGCTTGCCACCTGACTCGCGCTTCATTGCGTTGTAAGCCAAAAACATTAAGTCCCAAATTCCAATGGAATCTTGAGCCTTACTGATGGTGTTGCCTGTTGCCTTTTCCCACTTTGCCCACTCAGGGGGCTGAGCAACATAAGTTGCCTTTTCACCTGAGTTGAACTCGATCAGAATTGGTAGTTTCATTTTGTGCTCCCGTTTCTACTAATTAGGCGGAGAATGTTTCTGTTACTGCGCCCTTTGATACCTTGAATGTGAATGATACAGTCTGAGCATCAGTTCCTGCGCCACCTGCGGTTGGAAATTCAGGCTTGATTGGAAATGAAAAAGTTGCTCCAGTTGCAGCAGTCAATGAAATTGTGATGTCTGTGTCAGGTGCGGATTCTGCTGCTGCCCATAGTGCCTCGCATACTGAATCTGTCTTGCCCCAGTCGGCTAACATTTCAAGTGCAAAAGTACCCTCGATGTTCACCGTTTTGTAAGCCTCACCATCAAGTGTCTGAAAAGTTTCGCGAACATTGGTCTTTGTTAGGATTGCTGATGTCGCTTGAGCATCGATGTCTGTTCCACCTGTGAAAGACAAAGAAACATCGCGACCTGTGATTACTGTGGTTGCCATTTTTTTCCTTAGGTTGTTTGTGTGTAGTAAGTGGAAACTCGAACATCGGACACCAAGCAATTTGATGGGCCGACCTGAGTAACTGTTGGTTTTTCAACCGCCTCGATCGTGTATCCGTTAGGGATGACGGCGAGAACGCTCATGATAAGTTGCTCCAAATTGTCCAGGGATGCTGGATTGGAGTTGTAAGCAACCGCGACTGAAATGACCAAATTGATCTTTACATGCAAGGTTGACTTGTTGATTGTTTGTAATTCTAAATAAGGTGAGTCGGGAACATTCACGCAAAAAGGAACTTGAGGCGCTTCAGGGACATAGGCATAAACATTTGCTGCAACACCTGCAAGGGCATTGGCTAAAGGTTGTCTAACTGATGAAAGAATTGTTGAGGCTGGCACTATTGCACCATTGTTTCAACATCAAGGTATTGACCGAGAAGCCCCGACACCCTGTTGAAAAGTGACCTCCCGAGCCTGTAAGGGCTCACGGTTGTAAAATCTATTCCTTCGATCTGTCCACCTGGAGCAATTCGGGATTGGAACACTTCAACTGCAACTGCCAAAACGGCAGATTCGACTGCTGGCACACCAACATAAGTTGCTGCACCTGAGAGGGTGGCAAGTCCTGAAGGGATAACATTGCGCTCAGAAATGTCTGCATTGGTGAGACTAACGGTAAAGAAAGCATTGAAATCTGAATAAACCCCATCAATAAAAATGCGTTGGTTTGAGTTAATAATAACATCGTCAAAGTCTATGTTGCTTGATTCCAGGATTGTAAATGTTCCGTTAAAAGGGGAACCGCATCCTGTAATTACAACGCTTTGACCCTCTGAAAAAATGTTGTTGCCAACTACTACATAAGTTGCGACATTATCGCTGAGTTGGACTTTTTGAATTGGCGATGCGTACTTGACAAGCATTGGCAAGATTACTGCCTCGCTAGTGTCGATGACATCTGTTAAATAAGCATCCGAGTAGAGAGATGTAGAAACGCCAAGAATAGAACGCAGTTCTGCAACTGTGACGATCGATGCCATTAGTGTTCCTCTCTGTTAAACGGCTGAGGGGGAGATCGGGAGCAACCTCCCCCTCATGATTAGTTTGTGACTATGCAACCATGTAACGGTATGCGCCTGCGCCCAGTTTTGTGGCGACGGCTCCATAGCCATAATAGCCAACTTGAACCTGACCTGTTGAAATCAAGTTTGTTTGTAGCGATAGGCGAGGTGACTCGTACCATGTGTAAGCATCAGGATTGATGATGATCATTGAGTTGTCACCTGTACCTGAAAGGTTACGAGCAACGCGAAGGTTAAGTCCTAGCAAATTACCGCGAACGGCAGTTGCAGTTAAATCTCCGCCTGCATTTTGAGGGTTGATTGTCTGTGTGAAAATTGGACGGTTTGATGAATCTACGAGTCCCATCAAAACACCCCACTGCTCAGGTGATACTGCGATGTTTGTCGCGAATCCGAGAGTGTTTGTGTAAATTGAAACTGCTGCATCTGCAACAAAGTCTGCTGCTAGTGCGCCAGTTGTAAGAGTGCGGTTGCCGCCATCTGTTCCGCCTGCGATTAGCGCTGAACCGACTGCTGCATCTGTTGCCTTTGCATAAGCGTATTCCATTTGACGAACAAGTTCAGCAAAGAACGCTGGAGAACTTCTGTCCAATAATTCTAAACTGAAGGTCTGCTGGCCAATAAATTTTTTGACATCCACGCTCACGAACGCTGCGTTTTGGTCAGTTTCTGATGGTGTTCCACCCTCTGCTGCGATTGCAACAGTTGGAGCAACAGTGATCTTAGGAATCTCGAATGTCATACCTGCATCAGGTAGAACACCGCGAGAGATTGAGTCAATCAATGGACGATCTGCATTTGAAATGCCATTGATTACTTCAGTAAGTTGACGAGTTGGAACAAGTCCTGCGTTATCTGTTACATCCGCTGCTGCTGCAACGAACATGCGTGATTCCTCAGAACCTAACTTTGCACGAACTGAGTGCTCGAGATAAGAAGCCTTATCAACGATAGGATTACGAACTGTAATTGATGTGTAAGGTGCAGTTGCAGCCTTAACTTCAACCTTTGCAGCCTCTACCGTTTCTGCGGCAGGAGTGCTTTCTGGAACGGTAGTGTCTGACACTTGTTCTCCTTCGGGATTGGATTGTGTAACTTCCTGAGATTCCTCAGAAACTTGTGGTGTATCTGTTGCAGCGACTTTCTGCACTTCAGCGCCTGGAATTGCGCCTGATGTAACAAGGCTAACTTCAACAAGAGAACTCGCCGAGATTGCCATAACTCCATTGTCATTTGCCCAGTCATTTACCTGAACACCGACACTAAAATCTGAGCGGAGTCCAGTAGCGGCCTCCTCAAGTGCATCATTGCCTGCGGTTGTACGAGCGATCTTAAATGAAGCAGTAATTCCTGAATCATCCTGTGACCATTCAACAAGTTTGCCGATTGGCTTTGTTTGCTCATGTTCTAAAACAAGTTTTGTGTCGTTGCTAAACTCAATGGAGTTTGGGAGAAACTTTGTCTGCCCTGCTGATGTATTTCCAACGGCATCCCATTGAACGATTCGACCTGCAATGATGCGTGATTCAGCATCGGATGCAGTGAGTGTTACTGGCATTGTTATTTTCATTTTATGCTCTTTCTCCATTGTCGATTAAATCTTCTTCTTCTCTAATTTGCTCGACTGACATTGCACCGATTGTATTTAGAATTTGATAAACCTGAGCGCGTTCCAAAGCGTTGCCGCGTAGGAAATCGTCAAGCGAGAATCGAACTTCAGTTGTTGAAGCAACAAAATCAGGCATGCTAAGGCGTTGTTCAATAGCGGTCAAGATTGGACGAAGTGAAAAGTCAATTAAGCCTCTGCGCTCCGATGTTGTATTTGAATAAGTCATTGAGTTTGTTTCAGCGCTAACGAAGTAGGCAGGCAGGTTGCAAGCGCGAGCCAATTCCAATGCGACATACTGTCGAGCCTCATTGAGTTGGAGTTTCGCTGGATCAATGCCCAACGCTTGCAATTCAACATCCGCATTTAGAAAAGCGGTTGATTTATTCAAACGAGATGTGCGCCATGATTCTAAAAGTTTTGCAATTCTCTCTGCTGGCAAGTTTGTGCCATTAGATTTCAAAACCTGCAATGGAACAGGCTCTTTTGCAAATGTTTCTGCTGCTTGTTCCAAAGCATGTGCCGCACGAATTGTGCGACCTGCGCGATTAAGAATACCTTCATCTAAACCGTAAAATACAACAAGTGATCCAACGCCTTGATTTGGAACAACGCTGCCATCAACTTGATAGCCAACAATTTCAGTTTGTAAATGATTTAATTTTTGTGTAACGCGATCAGGTGCAACTCTTGTCCATGAACGAACTCTGCCCGTATCACCATACTGCTCAAGGACCTGGCCATACCCGACACCATGAAAAAGCAAATCTTCCGCAATCCATGCATAGATTGCAGAACCTGGAACGCGAGGATCAGGTTGGTGAATTACTGATGGAGTTGGTAAATGTGCTCCAGTTAGTTTTGAGTATTGCTCCATTGGCAAACTTGCAACTGTTGAACAGAGGATTCCTCTAGCGCGAGCGATTGTAGGAATTGCCATCGCTTGAGCGCGTGTCGCAGTTGACTGAGTAAATACAAAAGGTGAAATTGCTCCAGTGTTGTTAAATGGAGCAGGAGTCGATGCCGCATCTACGATTGGAGCGGCAGGAGTCTTTGGGACGAAAAGGTCTAAGAGAGCCATTAGACAAATTATAGCATTATGTCAACCGACTTGAATGTCAACCTCTGTTTCGGCTCGTGTCGCAAAATGTGCAACCATCGCTGCTGCTACTGCTCCGCAAACGATTCCCGATTTCAATCTGCCCATTACCCAACCGCCATCGCCGCGAGGTAACTTAACGGCTGACAAAACCTGCTTGTTTAACTCCTC